ATCTGGTATTGCCTCAAATGTAAAATCACAATCAAGTGGGTCTACTGTAAAGTTAAAATCACAATCAGGGTTATTTTGATAATATTGTGGGTACAAACGAATTAACTCTACTGTTGCAACATCATCTTGTGTTACGTTAAATCCACTTATTTTATTTATTCTGTATTGTTGGTCTTTAACAAAGATAATATCGTTTAACTTGATATTTTTATATTCATCAGAATTAAACTGAATATCAAGGGTTACTTTTCTGTTCTCATCCCAATATAAAGAATCTATGTAAGTTTTCCAATAGGTATCAAAGTTAGATGTAGTGTTACCTAAGTTTAGACCAGGTCCTGCAAACTTAAAGTAGGTATTGTTAAAATGTAAATCAGCTGCACCTGGCTGTGCCGGTAACCCATTTACATTTGATAAAGTTCCATAAGAACCAGTTACAATTGTAGTTTCACCAAATCCAGTTCCAATAACAATTCTGTGTTTATTACTTCCACTTGGAAATGAGTTGTTTGATTTGAAACCAATTCTTGTTCTAAACTTATAAGATTTTAATTGGTTGTTTTCAAACTTGTATAAGTGTGGGAATGCAAAAGAAGAACCTAAATCTATATTGTAAGTTGGGTTTCCTTCTGCAGTTAAAGAACCACTTACAAAAGGTCCTCCAAGAACTGTTGGTGCAAATTTATTCTTTACACTCCTAGAACCTTGTGATATATTGTTATCAGCAAGTATTCTTAAAGTTCCATACTGATAAAATGGGTCACTCTCTTTTGCTTCTACTGAGAATCTATCTGCATCATCTTCATTACCTAAGATTAACTCTTGTGGTTCTTCATCAATTGTATGTTTGATTGCAACTCTTGTAGCAGTATCCCACTTCTCTGTCCAATCTTTTGATTCACCTTCTCTAATCCAATCATCAAATTGTGCAAAGACAATTGTTTTAGATTGAGTTGGGTGTGGATATACAACTAAGTTAAATTGTTGTATAATACCTTTAACTATATCAATTGATTTTAAATCTGCAGGCCATTGTAATGACATATCAACAGTTGCATCATTAAACACTTCAGGTGCAGAATTAATTCTTAATTCAGAACTAAAACCAAAAAGATTTAATGAATTTGTTGGTGTTCCTGATACAGGATAATAATCTACTAATACCCAAACATCTTCATTAGTAGTAGATGTCCAAGATGCACCTACATTCATTGTAAATGTATTGAATCCATCTTGTGATGTAAAAGTTCTTGAAGTAGAGTTCATTACAAAAGAAGAAAAAGGAAAAGTTCCTCTAACTAATTTTAAATCAACTTGAACTTCACCTTGAGCAAAAGATAGTGGATTAAAAAATCCAATCTGTGCTGATGCTTCATAATTACCATTACCATCTGCATCATAATAAACATATCCTTCAGAACCACTTACATTGAATTTGTTTAGTGGGTCAACTACAATTGTATTTGCAGCTAATAGAGTTCCAATAGAAGGACCAGAACCAATTGGAATAGATTGGTTGTAGTTATTGGTTGCATATCCTGTTGCTTGTTCTGAACCAGAAATTACAATACCGATTTCTTCTTTTGCTTTTGGAAGTAAATACAAGTTAGAGAAATAACCACTATTGATAAAATCACCACTAGCACTAAATCCTGCTTGAGCACAAATTACTTCAAGAGTATCTTTTGCTCTAACCGCAGGTAGAAATTGGTTTGGTTGTATTGGAGTAAAGGTATTATTGAAAAAATTCCCTTGAATGTTACCAACACCATCTGGTTCTCCAAATGCAAATAGTGGATAATTTCCTTGTGATTCAGGATCATTGTATCCATAATCTGCAAGAGGATAATAAACTTTACCTTCTAGTAATCCATTTCTCCAAGAATCTATAATAGAACCTGTGTTAAGTGTGTGAGTATAATCACTCCAATCAGCATTTGTAATTAGTTTGTTTTGGATGTTATCTTTGAACTGAACTGTTTCATCAGTTATTTGACATTTATAAACAACAAATCCATCTTCATCTTTAACAGTTTCTAAAAGTTGAAATTGTCCTTTTAAGAGAGTATCTCCCTTTGAGATAATCTTTCCATCAATAGTATTGTAAAACGCCGGTATATCTTCTCCACCGATGTTATATGCGTGTTTAAAGAACTTATTGTTGTTCTTTGTTCCTGGCAAATCAAATGTTTGAGAACCAACACCAAAGAATTCACCAATCTCAGAGTTTTCAATTGCAGATATATCTAAACGTAAAGGGATATCCTCTTGGATATCCAAATCGTAAGTTGTTCCCTCGTATATAACTCTGATTACTACACTCATTATCTATTTGGTCTTGGGTTTGCTAGTTTATACTCTATATCGTATTGTGTTGCTTTTTGTAATCTTGATGTTTTATGTGTGTATGATGAATTGGTTATTTGTATTGGAACAAATGTATTTGATACCGAAACTCCCAATCCCATATCTAATGTATTATATTGTAAATACACTTGTGGTGATTCAATTAGTTCAGTTACCATCTTTGCTTCATCATCTCTTAGATAAGGTGTAGTGATTTGAAATCTATCTTGTTGTGATTGATTGTAGGTATCAAATCCTCTTTGTGAGAATGAATTTCTACCTGTGTTAGATGACCAAGGTATTCTTGGTTTCTTTATTTCATCTCGTGTAATGGTAGTTGATTGTCTTAGTGGTGTATTCATACCATAAGATTCCCACAGACCCCACTTGTTGATAAACATAAAGTTTCTTCTTTCGTAATGATTACAATCTTCTATGGTAAATGTTTTATCTATTGGAGTTGCAGCCACACATCTAACTCTCATCCACTTTGCATTATTTATTTGTGTTTGAGTAAATAAACCAGCATCTAATAAATTCTGTGGTCCATAAGGAATATAGTTTACATATCTCTGTGCTCCTACTCTTCCTAAAGTTGTAGTTGAGATTACAGAGTTATTCTCATCGTATAATTGTATAGTTGTATTGTTATTTACTACCTCAGATTGTGCATCAAATATTGGCATCAGAGCATAATCAGTTCTACCTACCTTGTGGTTCTCTTGTGATGCACCTAAATAATTCGATTGTAAGGAAGTTAAAATGTATTGGCCTGATACTACATCAAAGTAATCACCAAAGTTCCAACCACCACCATTTCCTGTTGAAAGAGGGGTTATATCAAGTGTTCCTCCCCATGCAGAATAGATACCATCTACTTGAGAACCAGTTACTGCAGGAACTCCTGTCCCTCCTGTACCATCGTAAAGAGTTACTGATGAAGAAGGTGATGTTCCATATTCTTCACCTGCGGTTATTTTATATCTTTTATATTCACTTCCAATTGGTGATACTACACCACTACCAGTAAATAAATTTGTATTGTATTCTAAGTAATCATCTACTACATGAGATACATCAAAGATTGCAATACCTTCTGGATTTGGAAATTGTTTTATTCTTGTTCGTAATGTGTTATCAGGAAAAGTTCTTACATCTAACACATATTGATATTGGAACTCATCTATGTTAGTAGAACTTACAGCAAATACCATAGGATTGCCTGTAACACTTACATACGTTGGGTCTAATGTTATACTTACTGAACTCATCTTAACTTACTACTGCTCCATTTGTTGAGAATATCTTTGCTATATTAGCATCAATCATTGCCTCATTGGGTTTATCTATATTTTCATTCATCCATTGTATTGCTCTATCATAAGCCTTGTTAATGAATGGTCTTGGTTTTAATCCTTTTCTTGCAATTGAAAATCTTACAGGAAAAGGAAGTGGTCCACCAATTACTTTGGAACGAAACTGACCAGGTGGGAAAAACGATTCACCTGATTGTGGAACTGATTGTTCTGTTCCTCTTACACCACTATCTTGGTAGAATCCATAATCTTCTATGAATACTACTAATTCAGGGTTTCCATTGATTAGTTGAACTTTGAATCTTGGAGAACGAGCAAGTTCACCTGAATTCAATAACCCTTCGTTGATGATTTCATCTCTTAGGGCATCGGTCAAGATTCTACCTGCTTCTTCTAAAAATTCTATTTGTTCTTCCATTGTTCCAATTTCTTAAAAATCAATCTTCCTACTAATCCTCCAAATCCACCAATCATACCGAGAATGAGTGCCATTCCCATATCGTAAAGTGGCATTGTCCAAAGAGAGGTTAGTGTAAATCCACTTATAAATGATATTTTGTTATCTAAGTCCATATTAATTCAAAGGATACATTATAATTACAAATCCATCTCCACCTTTAGTACCTGTGTTCTGTGAGAATTCT